GTAGATATACTGTTCAAGGTCATCTCTACATGTTTGAGTACAAGGCAAAGATGAAATGGTTGCCTTACTATGATAGATTTCCACTTGTATATGTTTTGAAGGCATCTAGAAGTGAGTTCTGGGGATTGAACTTACACTACCTAACACCAAAGAAGAGAATTCAAGCGACAAGAAAACTAATGCAGGGTAGAATTGACTTTCCTAAGAGGTGCTTCCATAAATACCTACAACCTCATGTTGACGGTTTGTTATTAGATCTAGCTGCAGATGAGTGGGATACTGCTATCCTTCTCCCGACAGAAGATTTTGTGAAAGACATGAATGGTATGGCATTTCCTATTAGTAAGGAAGATGTCTGGAAAGATACCAATGAAAACTTCTACGACAAAATTAGAGGTCAAAGAGTTATTAAAGGGTATGGTACACCACAATCTAGGGAGATGGCCACATAATGCCTGCAGCAAATCAAGCAAATGCAGAAGTTCAAAAGAATAAGGCACTAGCTGATAAGGGTGTTTATGTAACACCTGATGGACATACAATTAAGAGCACCGCAGAGGGTTTAGTACCAATCAATGGTAGAGGACCTGGCGATAAACGTGTCTATTATAATCCAGAAGAGGACTACTACTACACAAAGAGTGGTGGTGAATGGGGAGATTTAAGTGGCGGACCTAGGTATGTAAGAATTGAACTAGGTACACGTAAAGATAAAAGATTGAGGATAGATTATCCACAAGACGGTGAATTATATCCTGATTACAATCCTATTCTAGAAGAAAGAACTACAATCAATCCTACTGGTGTTGTTCAAGTACCACTAGCACCTAATAATGCCTCCGTCAGATTTCCTGCTGACATGCTGGTTGGTGAAGGAGAAGATTATGTAATGTTTGATTTTTATGATTACAAACCACCATTTCAAGATAAGATTATTCAATCTGGAAATGCTGTTAATCAAACTCTCAATCAATACAACGCTACTGGATTTGCTTCTGAATTTTTTAAAGACAAGGCATATCCACAAATCATTATGTACATGCCACAGGATATTCAAGATGCATTCAGTGCAAAGTGGGAAGGTAAGAAGTTTGGTAATACCACCGCTGGAATACTAGCATCTGCTGGTCGTCAAGGTGTAACAGACAAGATAAAAAATCTTACTAAGACTGCTACTAAGACTCTGGAAAAAGCAGGTGTGGAAGCAGCTGCAGAGGTTGTTACTGGTCTTGCTGAAAAAATAACAGGAGATCAAATAACTGCTGGTGATTTGTTTGGTGGTATCTCAGGAGTTGCGAGAAACCCTAACGTAGAAGTTCTGTTTCAGAGTATGGAACTAAGAACTTTTGATCTCACATTTAAGATGGCACCATATAGTAGGACAGATGTTGACTCAATGGAAGCTATTCATAAAATATTTAAGATGGCAATGTTACCTCAGTATAAACTAGCAGAGGGAACTAAAGTTTTTGGACAGAAAAATAACGCATTGCAAGCTGGATTTATTCAAGTTCCAAAGGTGTGTGCTGTTAACTTTATGAAAGGTTCTAAAAATAACAAACATCTTCCTAGATATAAGATGTGTGCTATCACAGATGTTAATCTAAACTATACTCCTGACAATGTTTATGCAGCGTTTAATACTAGTTCTGGAGGTGGTCCTGTAGCAACAGAATTAAAAATTACTTTCATGGAAACAAAACTTATATTCTCAGAAGACATTCAAGAGAGAGGTTTCTAATGTATTTTTCTTTACTACCAAATATAGAATACGATGAGAAACCAATCAGTTATCCTTTCTCAGAGTCAGACTTTGTAACTGCAAAAAATTTCTTTCGCAGGTACAAATTAAACGATGATATATTTTCATACGCTGTGTACTTTAGTAAGTATGCTATTGAAGATGGAGAACGTCCTGACATGTTAGCGAAGAAAGCATACGGAGATCCATTTTATGACTGGGTTATCTTATTGACAAATAATATGGTCAATGCACAGTATGACTGGCCAATGACTAACTATGAAGTTAGTAAAGTATTGGAGTCAGAATATGATAATGCGTACACTGAGATCGCTTACTATGAAACCATAAAGATCGGTCAGTATGCTGCTGGTCTACGTGTTGATGAAGAGTTCTATAATGCACAACACAAGATAAACAATAACGGAACTGTGTCCATAGTAAATGGAAGTGCTATCTGTGGTCCTGTAACTGTTGCTGAAGATTTTTATAGAGAGAATGAAAAGAAGAGAGAAATATATTTACTCAAACCTGCTTTCTTCCAGTCATTCGTAGATGACTTTAGGAAAAAGAATTTATATAAAAAAGACGCCAACTATATTAGTCAGCGTCTTAAGAAAACTGGTTGACTTTTTTAGCAAAAAATTTGCTGAAAAATTTTTTCCAGATTTATGGAATTACCAATCGTCTTTTGGACAAGCGTCAGGATTTTTTTGTATGAACTGATGCACATAGCCATGAACATCAACTTCATATGAATGGTGTGCTCTGGTATGAATAGTTTGAATAAGAATCAGCATACCTACAGTCAATAAATTGAACTGAGTTACTGGATGAGTTAATACCTTAAGGTATTTTCTTACCATTGTTTAGGGTGAGTAACGACATCTCCGTGGTCAACATCAATGTGACCTTCTACAATTTTTACTTTGTAGATAGTATTTCGTGCAGTCTTTCTTGCGAAGTGCAAATCAATACTTTTCTTGACATAGTATAGGATAATTAATACGATTAGGAATTGAATACCCTCACCCCATGACATGTTCCATGCATCATTAAGATTCAAGGAAGCGGCTGCCAGAAGATCTGGCACCGCTAACATTTCTGTTCCCATTATTAGTCCTCAGCAAGACGTGCGAAGTATGACAACGCATCGTCATCATCAACAACTGCGTCTTGTTTTACAGGAGATGCTACTGGTTCGTTAAAACTATCTGCAGCATGATCGTAACCACGACCTGTGCTCAAGTCTTCAAGAGACTCATCAACAGGTGGAGCAACAGGACGTTGCCCAATACCTAGGACAAGATTCAACCTCTTCTCAAGGTCTTCGTATGACTTGAACTGATCCTTAGAAGTGAATGCCTCTAGTGAGTATTCTTTCTTCCAGATCGCTTCAAGTTCATCATCATCTGCACTAAGAGCAGAAACAGAATCAAACTCAGAGCTGTCATAGTTCCAGTAACCTGCAACTTTTTTAATTTTCAACTTAAAGTTAGCACCTTCCCAAAGGTCAAAGATGTTGACAGGAGTCTCGTCTTGGAACTCAGGTTGCATAGCAGCAAGGATCTTATCATGGATCTTCTTACCATACTTGTAAAGGAATACTTTTCCTTCGTTCTCAGGGTGCTTAGGATCTTTTACGACATAGATGTTGCTGTAGTAAGAAAGCTTACGCTTCTGCTTACGTGCAGTCTCTTTATCTGCGTCGTCACCGCTGTTCCAGAGACGGCGGTTCACTTCACCGACGGGATCCTTGTCGCCAAGAGTGGTGAGTGAGTTTTCAATGTACCATCCACCAACACCTTGGAAGGCATGGGAGTACACTTTTGCCCATGGGATGCTTTCACCTTCTGTGGCAGGAAGGAATCGGATAACAGCATAACCGTTACCTGCAGCGTCAACCTCTGGTTTCCAGAACCTATCATCAACGTTCTTACCGCTGGATGACTTCTCTAGTTCCTTCTGAAGGTATGAGAAGTTGTTCTGAGATTTACGCTTTAGATCTGCAAATGACATTAGATTACCTCGGATTTAATTGGATTTGGTTTTAGTGCCCTATCACTCAAACATAATAACAGGCAAGGGAACGGGCGTCAAGCCCCTGCCTCTAGTTGTTGCTTCATGCGGTCTACCTTTTGTAGTAGCTCATCAAACATTGATTCTATAGTAGCGTCAGGTGTAGCACCTAACATAATAACACCCTGTTTCATTGTCTCAATAACTGACTTTGCCTCAGGGTCATCGCTCAGTTTAGCACGAGCGTAGAAAATTTTCTGTTTATCTATTAGTTTTTCAAGTGCTTCAAAATAATCTCTCTTTCTATCTTTATCAAGAAGAACAAAGTTCATTGCAGATCTGAAACAGAACTGCTGTAACTCTAACATCTCTTGAATGTCACCTTTAACTATATCAGATTTAAAGAAACTCATACTTTGTTGCCGTTGTACTTGTAAAACTTTTTAAGATCATAACCAAATTTATCATGGTGCATCTTAGGTTCTAGTCCACATATGTTTTTGTATAACATCTTCATGATATCAAAATGATACCAATGATGTGGAGCAAGATATTGTGGAGACGCACAAACATATATGTAATCAAACTTATATGTATCAATATTCAAATTCTCTTTTAGTAAAGAATTGAAATTCCATTCTAATTGTACCACATTTTTATCTAATTGGGTAGAGTTCTGATTACCGACCCATGTATAACTAGAAAGATTTTTATTCTTTACTAACCACAGAACCCAGTCAGCTTGTGAAACAATATCATATTCAATGACTTCATTGTATTGTTCATTGACATAGCATATGTCATGATGTTGATCAATATTTAAAATATTTATTTGATCATCAACATCCTGTAAATCAAACAGGATACTGTCATGTTCGTATCCAAAGGCAACGTTACTACACTCAGCTAATGCTTTTGTATAAACGTCAAGGATGAACAACCAGTTATCTATATTTACTTTGAAATGATCTTCAGAATAGTATGTGTTCTTGTAGAACTCTCCCCATCTTTTATTACTGAAGTCATTACTATAAATGTTATCAACTAACTTGGCATAGTTATTTGATATGTAATCCAAATCAATGGTAAGAACATTCATACAAGCATTAGTTTAGCACGACTCGTCTTCTTCATAAAGTTAAGCTCTTGTGCTTCATGACGTAACTTTTCTTTCAGTGGTTTACTGATCAATTTGTTTACACTATCCAATTCAATTTCATTCTCCTCACAGTAGTGGATGACAGAATCAATGTAGTTCATATCGGGATTGTGGTGTGCAATCTTCTCCACTTCCTGCGAAAATTTCGCAGATGTCATAAATCTATCCTCTAATAATTGTTTCTTGTCCATACCGTTCTTGATACTCCGAGATGTAGGTCATCAATCTGATGAAATATTCTTTCTTAGGAGGAAGCACTACAACTTGGGTCTCTCCGTTTTCACAAGCAACAATGGTGACGAGTTGTTTAACACTCATCTTATATTTTTCCTGTAACATACATGCGTATGCTGTTTCTTGAACGAAGTAGTCGTATAAGTATTCTTCACGCTTAGGTTGTTCTGCTGTCTTGAAATCAATAATAGACAACACGCCATCAAACTCAGCGATACAATCAACGCGCCCTGCCAACTCCAAATGCTTTGAGTAAAGCGCAGCTTCCTGTAAGTAAATATTATTTATACGGTCTAAAGTATCCTTACTTTGGTGGAACATGAGCACAGGAAGTGGGAACTTTCTGTACTTTTTCAGGTCTAATTCGTTGTTAAAATAATCCTCTGCAATAGAGTGATACTTTGTGCCACGACCTGTAGCACGAGTGGTTTTAGCATTAGCTTTTACCTCTCCTACTCTGGCACGCCAACGTGCAATGCTTGCTTTCTTTTTAGCATTGTTACTAATCACTGTAGTGACAGACGGAAACTTGTAACCTTCTGGTGTAAGGTACATCCGTTTTCCATTTACCATCTCAGCAGACATCTCAATAGGATCTATGCCACCTACGTGATTAAAGAGTTTCATAAACCC